ACCTGAGGCATTTTCAATATTGAAATTTGATACTGAAGGCACGATTAATTACTATTTTTTTTCATGTTACCCTCCTTTGCCGAAACCAACAGCATTGTAGGTAAAATTCCTATCTATACTAGCACCACTTGAGTTTTTAAAATGGACTATAAATTGCGTTCCAGAAATATTGTTGTCATCTAACTCATAAAAGTCTCCTGTTGCCATATTCTGTGGTGAAATTGTAACTGAAGGTTTTGGTATTCCAGTTATGCCTGTGGTTCCGACAAAAAATGGTGAAGCAAAGGTTACTGTTTTTGCCCCTGCTCCTGATGCAATTACACTAGACTGTTCTGTTCTTACTGGCATTGTTGCACTATAGCCAGCTTGTTGTAGATTCATATTTTGTGCTACATCATTTGTTTTTAATGTAATTCTGAATTGAAAGCCACGACCTTTAAAAGTTCCGTTTGAAAAATCATTAAATGGTTTACCTGTGAAATCTGAATTTGCATAAGAAGAGCCACTTGGGGCAGCGGTTGTAGTTCTAACAGCTATTTTTGCGTTTGCTTCATTTGCAGTAGAACCGTCAAAGTCAGTCCAAGTGTCTATTAACTCTGTTCTATTATCAAATAAATCACTAACATAAAAACCTTCACCACTAAAATGTCTTTTTAAAACAAGAGAAAATACACCGCCTAAATCTAATGTATCTTTAAAATCATATGTACCCTCTGCGTTTGTTGCGGGGTTTGTAAGTGTTAAGCCACCTTTTGTTGAATCAAAAGTTGTATTAGTAAATAAGCTGCTAGTTGTATTGTTATATGGTGGGGTGTCTAAATCCTCTCTGTCAGTCTTAACTGTTATTGAATCTAAAATATCAACAAGTGTTAGCTCAACTTTTGCTTCTTGGTCACTAAAGTTACCGCCATCATCTTGAAATTTTACTAAATAAGTTCCAGCCAATGCTGGCACGATAACTGAGTTTGTACTACCAGCAACGGCCTCAATAATATCTTGTGAAGATTGAAAGGTTGCTTGAACACCAGTTTTATCAGTATGCCTGATATATACTCGTCCTCCATGCAAAACGTCAAGAGAGGTTGTTTGATTAAATTGTATTCTTGCAAATTGTTCACTTATTGGTTCAATCGTCAAATTGCTAACATTTTCCGGAATACCAGTTTTACCTATTGTTGTAATTGTTTCCTCTAATGTTTGATTTGAAACTTTGCCATTAGCATTAAAGGCAGTAATTTCTATGTCATAGAAACCAGCCTTTGAATCCATAATTTCTATATCAGTAGAATGAACAATTTGAGTTGTAAAATTATCAGAATCATCAGCACCAGTTACAAATCTATAACTTACTTGATATGCACTAACACCTTGCGGTGATTCTATTACTGAGCCATCTTGTGCAGTTAATGTCCTAGTAGGCTCTTTCCAAGATAAAATTAATTTACTTCTAGCAACTCCATTAATTGCAACAGTCCTCTCTTGTGAAACAAGACCTGTAGGTGCATTTACATTTTCTGAAAGATTTGAAACAATACGTTCTGGTAATGGGTCACCATTCTCAATAAAATTATATTTACCTTCTATATAAGTAAGTGCATTAATTTCATACCTACAATCATCAAGTTCTTCTACTTGAACCACTCTAAATAATTGAGTTTTTAAAGTATTACTAGAAATTACATAAGGTGCATTTGCATTTGGAATTGCTGAAAATGAGTTATAAGTTATAACTTGGCCATCCTGAGCATAGTTTGTTATTTCTGTTTCCTCTACAGTTCCGTCAGGTAAAACCACAGCTATTTTTGGCTGATCGTTCAAAGAGGGTAAATTATTAACATCTTTACCATCAACTGTAACTGTTGTATTTGTTGCGGAAACAAGTCGGCCACCTCTTCTTGAACCAGCACGAACAGGGTCAGCAATAGCAATAACTGATCCGGGTCTTACGACAATACCAGCATCAATAGAGGTTGTAAAAGACACCACCTCAGATTCATTTTGTTCAGCAAAGAGAATTGTGCGGCCCAATCTCGCAGCTTGATTTCTAGATGTACAAGCAAAAGCATTGATTTTTTTTACAGTTGTTCCTAAACGTGCTTGCACCTCAGCACTTGCCTCAACAATTTCAAAATCAATATCGCAAGAATCCATATTAAAATATCCAACAGAAACGACACTATGCCTAGCTTTCAAACTACTTCCAGAATATGAAAACCCATCTTCTCCAACATTAGACAAGTTAAAGACAAATGTTGTTGGTTGCGGTTTATCTTGATTGATACTTATGGTACCAGCAGCCCATATTGGCATACACCTCATTACACCAGCCAATTCATTGATTATTGTAAATGCCTCTTTGTTTGCATTGATATTTACATTGCAGCTAAATCGTGCTTCAGTGCCACCTTGTCCATCATCCACTAATTCATTGGCATATTTAGACGCTGCCACAAAACTATATAAATCTAGATTGCTATAAGTAGTGCTGTTGTTTGTTTGATCTGGTGCTATATGATCCCCCAGACCGTACCTCTTGTTAACTAAAAGATCGAGTAACACCATACTTGGACACGAGCACCACTGAGCTGCTCCCATAGTCCCATTAAAAACGTAGCCTGTAGGGTATTTAATTCTTCCAGTAGCTGCGTCTACAGTAGGTGTTCCAGAGTTATTTGCACCAGCTCCGGGAATTTTAACTTTGATACCTCTTATTCTGTATCGCCTAGTTGGGACAGAATCAAACTCTTTACTATCTAAACGTAAAGCTGTATATGCACTATTTAAATATCTATTTGAATTATCAAACACCTCTTGTATTGCTGTAAATTTAAATTCACTTAATTTTTCTCCGGGTGTGCCGTCTTTTGTATCTCTTAAAACTCTTACATCAACAGGAAAAGTAGCCCCACTTAAACTAATTCTATGATCTTTTGAATATGGATCTGCTGATCTACCTTTTACTTTTGAATCAACTTTAGTGACAAATGAACCACCGCTTGATCTTATCTGGATTCTATAGTTAACAGTTAAACCTCTAATATCACCATCATCTTCAAACTTTTGTAATTGCAACCATGTAAGAGTAACAATTACTGCGTCTGGATTATCTCCGGGACTTCTATCTGCTAATTGTTTTGTTGTGCTTCCAGCAATAGCACCAGCACTGTTGCCTGTAGCATTTGATATGACATTACCTACAGTTTCTGGTGATCTTATTTCTTTTGCAATACCACCCATTTTTGATTGGTTGGATGTTCCAAATTTAAATTTAAATTTTACGTCCCTAAAATTAATATCTTTATTTGATGGATTGCTATTACTTGCACCAGCAGCGTGAACTGGGGTGTCATCTAAAAAAACATCCTTAAATGCAGCGTTTATATAATTATTGCTACTTGTTGAAATACCAAGCCTAGATGGTGTAGCAAAGCCTTCTATTTCACCTTCTGATATTAAATCTTGCACAGTGAAAAATTGTCTGCTGTGTAAGGTATCAGGAGCCTTATATGGTTTTTTTGGCTTTTTAGGGCGACCACCACCAGCACCACGAATAATGTTATTATTTTCAGTCATTAGTCTGCATCAACTTGGTTTGTGTCTAAGGCTGCCGATATAACAACTGAGCCTGTAAATATTTCACCATAAATAATTGGAATTGGGGTACCGGCTCTTGAAACATTCTGCACGTTACTAAAAGCAAATGATATTGATGGATCATCTTCTGTTTTAAAATTTTGAGCCTCAGGTAATGGAAACAGCATTTGACTTACACCACCTAGCAATAAAGCACCACCTCCTAATAGTAATGCTTTAGAACCAAAACCAGCAGCAGCAAAGCCACCTCCAAACAAACCACCACCAGCAGCAAAGCCTGTAAAAGCTGTACTTGTACCAAAGGAAACAAAAGCTAAACCAATCATTGCAGCACCTAAAAGAGCTTTTCCTATACCACCAGCACCAGAAATAACAGGAACAAAATGTATTGTCTCTTGTCCTATAGGATGATGAAATTCATCTTTATCAACTTCAAATTTACCGACTTTTACTTGGTAATAGTTTGGATTCATATGTTGTTCTACGTCTGGAAAATTACACACTAAAAACCTAACTGCCTGTGCGGTATTAGTTACATCTGCTTCAAATTCTTTATGGCCAACAAATTCAGCTAATTTTCCATATAGTTTAATTTTTTTCAACATAGCGATACCTACCTCCTGTGCATTTAAATAACCATTCTGAATAGGGTTCCCTACAAGATAGTCTATCTGTTAAATGATGTAAAACATCACCTTCTATAAAAATCGCCACATGATTAAGACCTTTGCCCATGATAGACATAAATAACAAATCACCATCAATCAACTTTTCATCTTCTCTTAATTGTCTAAAACCTGTTCTCCAAGCACACCTTTCAAACATTGGATCTTCTAAAAACTCCTCAGGTGTCGTTGGTCTGGTCCAGTCTCTTAGCTCAATACCTTTGGTTTCTTTATACCAATCTCTTACAAGACTCCAACAATCAGTTACACCCCATACCCATTCTCTGCCAATTATCGGTGCTTCGTAGCCAGTTGGCTCAAGATATGCCCATTGTTCTGTTTCTGGATTTACAATGTACCACGCTAGACCACTTCTTTCACAACTTACTTTATCTGCTTGACTTGGTGTTGGTGGATTGATTGGGTGCGAATGAAAAATACCTACAATATCTCCTAAATTATCACCTTTTATATAATCCTCAGGGTCGAGAATAAAACATTGATGGTCGGTCATAGATAAATTTCTACAAGGAAAATATCTTTTTTTTCCTTTTATATTCAATAACAAACCAACCGCCTCTCTTGGTGATTCTTCTTTTGCGTGTAACAGTGCTTTATCTTTCCAAGTCATCCCGCAAATGTACCGATAGCTGGGAATAATTTACGAGTGCATGACCTTTTTGGTATTCTTACGCCAGCAAGATCAGTTGGTGCGGCAAGTTCAAACTCAACAAATTGTCTATTTTCCTTTGATTTTCTGTCAACAAGATATATTTCCTTAGGAAACTCTGCACTTGTATCAGGTGTACCAAAAGGGTTTTCTCTAGTTGTAGACGTTACATCAACTGTCTGCGTCACTGTATTTGGATTGTTCATTGTTATAGTGTTTCCCATTGCATTGCCATGAGTAGTGCAATAATATCTCAAGTCATTTGGTGCTGAAGGATAAACAGGTTGATAAGTAACAGTTGCATCAGTGCCTAAGGTGCCAGAGGTCTCAACACTTTGGAAGCCACCGGCATCAGATGTAATTCTTAAAGGATGCCCTACATTTGAACTGTCAGATTGATTAAAAATATAGGTAGAACCACGTTTCATTGTAATAACAGGATTTGTACTGCCATTTATTGCAAAGTAATTAGAACCACCAACATTAACAACCGTCACTGTATAAGTAACAGTTTCTACATCAGATGGGTCAGGCACAGTTTGTGTCGTTGTTCCAGTAACAGTTTGTACGGCTGGGAAATTTTCAGCATCAATAAATTTTGCCATTGTTCTAATTCTTGTGACCCTAGCACCAGTAAGATCGTTTGCTGGTGTATATTTATTTATTTCTTGTAAAATTGTTGACATTAAACCAGTGCCATTACTAACAACTAAAGTCGGTCTTGGAATTTGTCCTTTTTGATAGGCAAAGCCTTCTGCAACTATGGGAAATTTTTGGTATGTATTTCCCTGCCAGATAATATCTGAATTATTATTTAAATTTGTTCCCGCATGAAATCTATAAACAGTATCAATATTTTGTGGATTGCCTGTTGGATAATTAATTCCCTCTAGTAATTCAAAGACAAACAATTCAATAATTGATGTAGGATTAATCTTTTGTAAATCAGTAAAAACTTTTTGATTAACTGCCATTAGATTGGTTCAAATACTTGTCTGAATGTAGTTGTTATTGTTGCTCTGTTTAAGTAGGAAATAGATTTTGACCAGCTTTCACAAACAAATTTAGAGGCAACAGTTTCACCGGGCGGAGTAAATGTAAAACTAGAGGCATCATTCGCACGTTCATCAAGAAATGTCTCTATGGTATCCGCTTCAGTTTCCGATACCTCAAATGTTAAATTTAATGTTTTTGGGTTTTGATTTTCTGCAAGGCCAAAAATTATGCGGTGTTCATAGCCATCAGCAAAGCGAACACGTTTTATTTTTGGTGATGAAGTTTTTGTAAATCCATATGTCGGTTGTATCGAAGGAAAAGTGGACATTATGCAAGTAAACCTCCGGGTCTTTGCTGTGCAACTATTTCAGATTGTACTGCAATTCCAATTAACCTACCAAGTTCTCTACCATTAGGCTCATTTCCTTCTACTTGTGTGCCACTAGCATCTACATTAACGACAATATTATTAGTTGAGCCGCCCATTTTATCATTTGGAACAATAGTACCAGCAGTGGAAGGAACAAAAAGCTCAGGCCCTTTTTCTCCAACTATAGAGGGTCGTCCTACTGGTGGCCGACCACCACTAGCGAAACCAAGAAAACCTTTTATTGGTGCTGGTAAAATCCCACCAAGTAATGTATTGATGCCCATTCTTAGCAATGAGTTTGAAATATCATTAAGAATATTTCTTGCAGCGTCACCTAAAGATTTTGTTCCATTAATAGCACCAACTAAAGCGTCTGTGATACCAGTTCCAATAGATTCGCCTATTTGACTAAACTGATTTGCAATTCCATCAGTCGCATCTTTAGATTCGTCTAATTTATCTTTTAACTTACCAACACCCTCTGTAACTTTTGGGATTGTCTCATTTGTAGTAGTGACACTTGTTTCTATTCCCTTTGTTGCTGTTTCTGTCTCTTTTATCCCATTTTTTAAAACTTCTACCGATTCTAAATTAGTTTTGAATTTTAAATTTAATACTGGTAATTTTAAAGTTCCAAAAATAAATTTTAATATCGGCTGATTATCTATAAAATTAATTATTTGCTGAAATGTACCTATAACAGCTTGTACTATTCGTCCAACTATTGTTCCAACAGTTTTTCCTACATTTACAACGGCATTTGAAAAACCTGTCACCCCTTCTTTAACTGCAATCCAACTTTGCTCTAAATCAAATACCACATTTGTTGCATCTATACCTATTGCCTCTGCAATCGCTTTGCCTACCTCTCCAACGGCAGCAAAAATAGCTCTTACTGGTGCAAGAATTAATTTAAATGCTGTTCCTAAACCTTCAACGGTTACAGCAGCAACTTTTAAAGTTTCTCTAATAATCGCACCAAACTCAGTACCTTCTCCAGCTAAATTTACAAATGCAGTGCCCAGTCTTGTAAGTTGACCTTGAATAGTATTAGATGCTGTAAACGCAGCTCTCGCAGCGGTGCCTTGTGCGTCAGCTTGATTCTTTAGATTTTGATTGAAAGATACAAGTTGATCGTTTAGTAATGGTAGAACTGCTGTTCTTGCTTCAACTGAACCAAACAACAAAGCAAGTGTTTCTTCACTAGCTCCTCCTTTGTCAACAACTTCCTGTAAAACACCGCCTAAGCCTTTTGTTTTAAGTGCTGTAGCACTAAAGTCTATTCCAAGCTTTTCAGCTGCTTTTGCAGCTTCACTGGTCGGCTTTTGTATTGAAGCAATAACCTGTCGTAGT